CCAGCGCTCAAAAATCTTGACCCCGTCGAGGGCTTCCATGCGTTCGATCTCGGCCTTGTAGGCGAGCAGGCCGAAGCCGAAGGATTTCTGCCCCTCACCGGCTTCGCCGTCGGCTTTCTTGCCGCTGGAGATCGCCCACGGCCCGGCGTAGCCGACGCCCTCGATGTAGGTATCGGTCTGCGGCCATTCCCTGTAAACCCACGCCCGCTCGGCGGCGTCCACTCGGATCCAGAGCATGAACCAATTTTTTCCGCCTGCGGGGTCGCAGAAGAGGTAGTTCGTGCCTTCCTTCGGAATCTGGTCGGCCTTGACGACATGCACCGACTCGCGGAAGCGGGGAAAGCGCGTCGCGGCGGCCTTGACGGGGACGCCGTAGGCGCGACACAGGATTTTTTCTCGCGGTTGCTTGGCGAGCTCGGTCTTCATGCGCCCGTAGCCTGCCCACGGGTTGTTTTTGGTCTGAAAATAGATGATGCCGGCGTGGCGAGTGACGCATTCCTGCACCACAGGGACTTTTTCAAATCCTTTCCCGCTTTTCTTCGGCAAAAGCTCGGCATCGCACTCCTCGAGGGTCTTCGCGCCTTGGAGATAGTTTTTTACCGTGGGACTATAACCTTCAATCGGCGTAAATGTCACAAGGAGAATGCCATTTCGATCTAATAATCGGAAACGGATTGTTTCAAGCCACTCAAGGGGACATAATTCGTCGCACCAGGCTAAATCTATCTCTCCACCCTCTATTGTCGTGATGTCCTGGGCGTAATTGCGGAACCACACCTGCGATTTGTTCGGAAGGACGGCGGTATTTTCGGAAAATCCGTTCTTTTGGGTGTAGGAAATGTTGGTGATCTTGCTGCGCTTGGCCGTTCGCAGCTCGGCGGGCATGAAATTCCACACAATCGGCTGCTGCATGCTAATGCTGTTGTCGTTTGTGGTCTGGAAGCACCACACGCGGCTGGCTGGCTTCTCGAGCAGCGTGCGGACGACCATTTTTCCTGCCCAAGTGGACTTGCCAGAGCGGTTGCCGCCCAACACCAACAGGTCGCGGTAGCGTTTGGCGATTTTTTCGGCTCGAGTCCAATGCTCGGGCTCGTAGCCGTAGCGGATCGGATCCTCTTTTTCCAACCCAATGCGGCGCTCCCTCTCGGCCAAGAGGGTCCTCGCCGCCTCGAAGTCGGAAACAAAAAGCTCCGGCGGGATAAATGGCAGCAGCGGGTGGGCGGTTTGCGTGAATGTCACTGGGGTGTCGCTCATTTCGCGCCCTCCTTGATCCGCTCCAACCCATCTCGAAGTTCAGAAACGACGCCAAATTTGTCGTTTTCGAAATCTATTTCAGCCAACGCAATAGCGCGTTCCCCGATATACATTAGCTCTTTGATTTGAGCCAAAGCCTCGTTGCGTTCTTGCTCCAGCCTCGCTAGCTCCTCAGTCGAACGAAGTTCCAATCCGGACAATTTGTCCGCCAGCGCAGCCGCATCGGCCCTTGCCTGGTCGCGTTCTCTTAAAGCAATCGAAAGAGGCGTGCCTCCGGCGTGGTTTGTGGTTCCTTCCAATTGGCGGATGCGCTCTGCTTGCCGTTGGATTTTCCTTATCGCCGAGGCTCGCTCGCGTTCCAATCTGCAAGCCAGTTCCAGCATCTCCTCCAAATAGATGAGATTGCCGGGGTTCTCGGCCAGCATTTGCGCATACAGCGCGTCCGTCTCAGGCGTATCACTCATCGTTGGCCTCCTCTTTTAACTGATCAACAAAGTCCCATGCCTGCTTGGCTCGCAGGTCGAAATACCTGGCCATGAGATGCGCCACGCCTTGTAATGTGGTTTCTTCTGCGGTGCAGAACTCCTCAACCAAGCAGGCTATCTGGCCGAGCATGGCGCTGTGCTTTTCGGCGCTCATCCCTCATACCCCCCATGCAACAGCGGGTTCATCTTTGGCTTCACAGCTACCAACGCACCTCCGGCGTCCACTCCCACCAAGACCGGCTCGTTCGCCCGGTAGAAGGTATTCGACCGCACTTGCACATTCACCACCTCGCCGTCGAGGTCTACCCGCAACACACGGGGGTTCTGCGGCTGTCTCCCAGGCGCGGCCTTGCCCATCCTCGGCCACTCAGGAGGCATAGGCGCTTGATCTTGTTTTGGTTCTTGCTTGTTCGATTGGGTTTTTTTCATAAAATTTTTCGGGGGCTGGACCAGTGGGGGTAATTTTGCGGAGCCAGCGGACCGACCCCCCTCCCCCCCCTGTCGGGCGATTATTGGTTGATAACTTCTGATAACACCTAAAATAGATAGTTAGCTTGGGTTGATTTGCAATGACTTACTCGGATGCGTCAGATTTGGGCTCGTTTTCGGTGCTCTTATTGAGACTGAGCGGAGGTTTTGAAACGGCGGCGCTCACACTACTACTGGTTCCCGACGGGGTCTCGAACTCATATTCGCCATCGATGGCATCAACTTGTTTGGGGATGGAGTTGATGAGCTCTTCAAATGACAAAGCATTGATCTTGTTGTGAATACTGATGGTGAGCTGCGCTGCACCTTCGGAGTCTCTGAGCTTGTCTTGAGCTGTGCCGAGGATGAAGTTGAGCTCGGCGGGCTTCATCTTGGCGAGTTGCATGGGGTTCCCGAGCATGTCAACCAGTGCATCGGATGACAGCCTGGCGATCTCTCGAAGGCGATTGGTGCGGGCTTGAGCTTCCTTCTCTTTGGTATCGGGATGGTTAGCTATGATGCGATTGATGACAGGCACGGCGACACCGAGCTTGGTGTTGATGGTTGTAACCGTCATGCCCATCAGGAAAAACTCGGCCACGATATCGCACATCTGGCGGAACTGACTGCTCATCGCTTCCCAATTCACCGTTTCTTCGCACGCTTTGGCCTGTTGTAGGGCTTTTTCTATGCGGCTGGGCTGTCTACCCTCTGACTTGATTGCGGCCTCTGCTTGGCGTTGTAGCTTCCATTCCTTCGCTTCTTCGTAATCCATCGGACAACCGGCATCGAACCATTGAGTGGCTGTCTGGACGCTGACTTGGAATTCGGTGGCCAGCTTGGTGGCGATGCTGTGCTTTGTTTCGGGTTTGGCGGATCGTTTGGGTTTCATAGGGTGCGTGCTTTCCAATTGCTTGCCTCGACGACGAGGCGTCGGGCTTCCTCGACGGATTGCCAGTAGACTTCCTGCTCGCCGATGTCGCGGGAGTATTCGGGCGGCTCGACATGATCGAGGGCCCAGCGGAGGTAGGTCGCCAGATCGGTGGCGAGTCGGCAGGTGTGGGTGATGCCTGGGTGGTCTTGCCATTCGCGGCCGCAGGCTTGGCAGGTGATGTATGGGTCGTGTTGTTTTTTGGGGGTGTTCATAGTGTGCTACCGCACAAATCTATTTTGCGGCAAATACAGGACGGAAATGACGACGCCGAAAAATTAAGTGCCGCAGAATAATTCCCCCCCTTTAAGGGGGGATTATGCGGCACTAATTTTGCGGCAGTCATCCTGTGCCGCATAATTTCTATTTTGCGGTAATTCTGCGGTAGTTTTGCGGCACTTGTTTTCATGCTGCTTTTTGGGTTTGGGTTGAGTTCTTGGAGCGCCTAAGTATGCGCTCGATGGTGTCTCGGGAGACGCCGTATTTGGCTATCATCTCGCCGTAGAATCCACGGGCGCCATCCGGCCATATCGCATGCTTGGCAATGATCTCGGCCTCTTGGAGTGGTCCGATCTTCGGCGTGCGTCCCGACTTGCCCTGCGGCTTGCCCTCTTCTTGGGTCTCTTCGGGGAGTTCTGCGACTTCCCAGTGTAGTCCCTTGTCGGCGTGCTTGATGATGATGTCCGTGGTCGGGTGGCCGTGTTCGTCTACTACAGCAGCACGGTTGCCACGCTTCGCCAGGAGAATTTTGAAAATTCCTTCGTGCTTGGTCGTCTGAAGCACACAGATAGCGCGTGCCCAGTTCGTTAGCTCCGATGAGCCGAGGCCAATGTATGCGTAGTCGTTTGCGTTCCAATGCGCCCGGCTCTTGCTGTCCGATTGGGGCTTGCCGGTGTGGTGGCTCCATACCCATGCGAAGCCATGCTCGAAGGCCAGCGGGTTGCACAGCTCGCGCAGGAAGTGCGATGCCACAGCCTGCTGGGAAATGTCGTCGCCTATGTATGAGAGCAACGGATCCCCATACACCAGATCGAACGGACCGTGTTTCACAAGCAACTCGCGGATGACCTCGATAAATGCCTCGCCGGTCTGTGCTGTAACCCGCGCCACGATGACATTCTCTCGCAGGATATCCACCGCCTCGCGCTGCGTCATCTTGCTTTGCGCGACGACATAGGACATCACGCCTTGCACTACCTCGGCCATGTCGCCCATGTCGTTCTCAGCCTGCACGATCAGGCACTTGAGCTTGTGCTTCGGCTTCATTCCAAAGAACGGCATGCCCAGCGCCCAGGTCATCGCCTGTTGGAGTGTGTAGGAGGATTTGCCGATGCCCGACTGCCCGAGAAGCAGAAGTTGACCACCACGGCACAGCCAACGGTTCCCCACCAAGGTGCTGGAATCGTCTTCCGCCTTGTATTCCCAGAGCTGCTCGAAAGTATGCATCTCCACGCCGACCATGGCCGACTTCGGCTTTGCCAGGAGTTTCAGTTCCTCGAGCGCCTCGGCCACAGGCATGCTGCCATCTGCCAGATTCCGGCCTATTCGGGTTGCTTTGCGGGTATTCGAGGCTGAGGAAATGTCGGCAAGGTATTCGGCAATGATGGCGCCGCCCGCTGGGTTGAATGCCAGCGAGGTATCTGCCAGGACCACGCCATCCTTCCATGAGACCATCCCGGCGGCCTTCGCCTCGGCCTCGGCGAGCCTTAGCCAATACGGCTCCCGCTCGATGGCCTCGAGGATCGTCGTGCCCACCACCGCTTTGCCAGCGTGATGAAGCCGGTGCGCAGCGGCGTAGTAAAGCCCATTCAGCGTTGAGCTGAACGCCTCCGGCTCCACGACCGCCGACTTCGGCACGCCGGCGAATCCAGCGACACTAATATAGCCGACGACGGCGCTTTCTTTCTCAGGGTATTGCATTAAAAATTGTTTTTCTGTTCCCAGCGTTGCACCCGGCGATCAAACTTCGTCCACCGTAGGTATTCCATTTCAGTCATGGCTCCGGCCTTGTAGAGCCAGTCGGCAAACTTGCCGCCCTGCGCAGCCATGCCCCATCCGCTTGAGTCTGGATGGTGCCTCGATTCAAAAACTTCGCACGGCCATTGCTTGAGACGGCTGCGCCAATAGCGATGCCTTTCCTCGTTTGGAAGTTTCCCGAAGAGTTCGAGTTGCATTTCTATTCCTTCGCCGTTCTGCGGTTGTGCTCGGCTATAAGGAGAGCATCTGCAATGGCATGCGTGACCTTTATAGAGGGGAAAAGCTCCTGCGCCCTGCTCTTCGAGACATTCTTGTCTCCTTTGGTGAGGCAACCCATCGCCTTCTGCCACATGGCGGGCCTGATGCGCTCGTAGGGGATGCCAAGCGCCGTCAGTGCCATCTGCAAACGGCCGTAGCCCTCACCAAAAGTAAACGCCGACTTGACACCCATTTGCGGCGAGGAATGGACCAGCTCGATGAGCGCTTTCGGCGTGGCGATGTTGATGGAATCCCGCAGTAGCTCCATCAAATCCTTGTCCGTCTCAGGCATCTTGTGCGCCCAAGGGTTTCCAGTGCTTGGGATGAACGCGATGCCGCCGTTGATGCCAGGGTCTATTCCTATAAATAATCTCATCTTTTCTGTTTCGTTAAGTGCCAGCCCTTACACACGATGCAGTGGTAGGCTCGCAGGTATTCTGGTGGGTTTTTCTCCGAGGCCAGCCGCCTTGCTAAGAGCGCGGCGGCCATTTCTTTTGTGTCGTAGCGTTTCTTCTTCAGGCACATGCAGCGGCGTGCATTGAAATTGCACGCCGCTGTGACTGGCCGGTTCCAGATCATGCCTCATTCCAACTCCGGCAGATTCCTGCGCACCGACTCGCCTCGCACCCACTCGCGGACCCGCTCGATGGTGCTCTCATCGAGGTCGGCAAACGCGCCGGCGCCGTGCTTGAGACGGCTCCGGCACTCTTGGTCTAGGTCGTTAAGCAGCAGCAGGGCGTCGAGCCCTGCCTGTGCGTAACGCATCTCTGCCGAGTCTTGCGGTAGATCGAATTCCAGAACGCCTCTCATATTCAGAATGGGATGTCGTCACCGTCAGCGACTGCCGCAGGTTTCACCGCAGGCTTGGCCACAGGTCGAGCTACCGACTTGCCCGAGAGGAACTCGGCACGCTCTTCGCCGTGGAGGTAGTATTCGATGGTGTTCCAGAAGATGCCTTCCTTATCCCCCGGCTTGTCGCCGATCATGGCCACCACCTCGCGGGTCTCGCAGGACTCTGCGGTGAGTTCGGCATCGCCCTCGAGCACTGCCTCGCCCGAGGAGGCACGGAAGGCGTCGATCTTCCATCCGCTCTTTGGGGTGAAAACAAGGTAGTCGCGGATCTCTGGCCCTGTCTTGCCATCTGGCAGAATGACCTTGAGAGTCAATTCGATCATCGGGTTTCCGCCCGAGCCGTCCGGCTTCTTCTTACTCCGTTTCTCCTCTGCTGTGAAAACTTCACACTTATAGACCCCCGGCTCGACATGGTATTTGTTGCCGCTCTGCGGCGCTTCTGGTTTTTTTGCTTGGTATGTAGGCATAATGTTTGGTCTGCGTTTTTTGGGATGCGCAGCCCCCCTTGTCTCCTGCCCCCGGTGTTCACCAGGTTGGCGAAGAAATTATTTGCTCTTGGTGACTTTGACCTGGCGAAGTTGTTTGCTGCTGGTGCCGGTGCGGATGAGACCCTCCGGCGGGTTCGTCCCGAGCATCGCCGAGACCCACTCGCGGAATTTGGTGCCGGTCATCTTCCCGCCCATGACCTCGATGACTTGCCCGAGCGGAGCGTTCCCCTCCTTCACGGCCCAAGCGATGCCCTCGATGTCCACATATTCGCGGCCCTTCACATCGGTGAGCTTCCAGCCGGGTATCTCGGCGCCAGTCTCCAGGCGAGCCCGCATGAATTTCTCCACCGGCTCGGCCACCAGCTTCTCGGCCATCTTCCATTGGGCGAAAAATTCCCCCATCCGTTCGGGCGAATCCATGATGGTGCCGAGGATCGTTTCGAGGCTCGTGACTGGCTGTGCTGCCAGCGCCAACCCCTGCTCCACAGGCTTCACAACGGCAGGGCATGTGTTTTGATTGGCGCACCATCCGCAATAGTCACACGCCCGAGGCTCCGCTGCGGGGTCATTGACCTCCGCAATAATGCGTTCCACGATCTGCTTCGCCTGTTCCAGCGTGAATCGGTAGCTCTTCACCACCTGCTGGTCGCAGTAGAGCACATGCGCAGCGTAGTCCTGCTCAAAGTTCTTGTGCATCATCGCGTAGCAGTAGGCTGCGACCTGTTCCATGTATCCGCGTAGGGCCCCTGTCTTCAAATCTGCCACCCAGCCCAGCTTCTCGCAAAGCGCATCCGCCGTGCCGACATGGGCGATGCCTGGAGTGTGCATGGCCAAGTATTCCTCCCGAGCCTCGATGGTGCCCGTCCGCTTGTAGTCCTCCATAAGGGCGACCGCCCACTCCACCGCTGGTCGGTCCTCCACCGGCAGCGCGTCGATCTTGGTGCGGTCGCCCTGCAACCCCAATCGAAAAGCCTCGTCCATTACGGTTCCCCGCTGGGCAGCCGGACCGGCATCGCCAGGAGTCGGGGTAAATTTCGGGCAAGCCGCCAGCTTCGGCAACATGCTGTGTCGTATATTAGATGTCATAATTCTTTTTGTTGATGTGTTTTGCGTAATCTCTTCCTGTCTTTTTTCCTCGGGAGGCTAAGAACCTGTCGCAGGCGGCGTTGATCTCATCGCAGCTCGAGACCGAGAGGTAGGGGCCTAAAGCGCGGATGTCGTTGTGCGAGTAGGTCTCGTAACGCAATCGGCGTTGGATCCCCCCATCGGGGGAGATTTTGAATAGGAAATACCCAATGTCCTCCCCCAGCACCTCGCGACATGTGCGCTCGACGCTCACGCAGCCGCTTTCGCCACCGCTTGTAGGAAATCCTCCGGCCTCGCCGATACCTGGTCCCGCAGCGCTGGCGGCATATCCCGCCAAGTCTGCCCCTCGGTGATCTTGCCCTTAGCCAAGAGCCAGGCATTCACAGCCTGTTCATGGGGTTCGAGGTAAGTCTCCAGAGGTTGAGCCGCCGCATAAGCCTGAGCCGCAGCCGCCACCGGAGTCTTCACCGGCCCGAAAAGCGAGGAAATGCTCGCATAGTCCAGAGGCAACTCATCCGCCAGCTCCGAGCGAGTCTTCGCATCGTAGGCCGCCGTATGGGTCGTATACAGCACCCGCTCCTTGCCGCCTCGGCCCTTGGCCTTGCCAGATTCCGACTCCACGATGCGGGTTTTGAAGTTAAGGAAGAACAGGTGGTCCACCCACTCCTTCACCAGCGGCCCCGTCTGCTTAATGAGCTTCAGCTCATAGCGGTCGTAGGCTTGCACTTGATCAGGCGGCTCCACCCGCTTGACTTGTGCATGACCGATCAGCACCACATGGATTCCCGCATCGATGAGCCGATCCAGATCGTTCAGAAAACGAGCCATCCGCTCCGAGGCCATCGTAAAGCCCTTGCCATACGGAATCTCCTCCAGCGACTTGATCTTCTTCTCCGCCTTCAAGTCCTCGATACACAGGCGCTCCGCCCAGTCGATGGAATCCAGCACCACCGTCTTGTAGCCATAGCTCCCCGAGGCCAGCTCCCGCACCACCTCCAGCAGCTCAGCCCAAGTCCCGATCTCCTGGCGAGGCACATCGAGGTGCGCCGTCCCCTTCTCCACATCCAAAAAGACCGGCTGTGGCATCTTGGCGGCCAGCGTAGTTTTGCCAACGCTCTCCACCCCATAAACGCAGACCCGCTGGGCCCGCTGTAGTTTTCCTGTTACTATGTTCAGTTTCATAATTTTAATCCTCGTCATCAAATTCTTCCCAGCGCCTCCGGCGCTCATGGAAATCCCGTATGTCTGAGCGCATCGACTCGCGGCCCAGCATGTAGCTCGCAAAGCACGAACCCAGCGTCAGCAGCGCGATAGATATCCCCAGCGTCACGCTCATTTCTTCTCCTCCACCAGTTGCACCTTGAGCTGATGTTTCCCCACAGGCCGCACCTCGGCCTTCTGCTCCAGAATCAAATAGGTGCCGCTGGCTAAGTCGTCCCTGTCAGACAGCGGCGTATCCGAGTTCTGCCACCAGTCCGAAAAATCCTTTCGGATAAAAGCCTCCGCCCCCGAGCGGTTCTCAAACGGCCCGAAGATATTTACGGCTCCAATCTTCTCCGCCTCTGAGTCAATCACCCAGTAGCTCATCGTGCCTCCCCCCATGTGGTGACCCAGTAGGTTGCGACCCCCAGCACAACGGCTGGGCCGATAGCGCGGAAAAACTCCCACGCGAACTGCAGTTGTCTAATTATGACTTCGTGTTCCATAAAAATTATCTCTCCAGCGAGACATGCAGGGCTTGAATGCCATGCAGGTGGTAAAATTTCGTCCGAGCATCGCTAAACCCGCATGCCTTGATCATGTGCCGCACCGGCCCAAACAAAGGGTCATAGCCCTCACAGAGGTAGAGTCGCGGCGCCTTCATTCCTGGACCCCCTTCTCAACAGCCGCGTCGAGTTCGCTCACCTTGAGCAAGGTTGAGCCGCCAAATTTGTAGAATTTGAGAAGCCCGGCCCGCTTCTTGTTGTAGATAGTGCTGAGTGAGACTGAGAGGTATTGGGCCGCTTCCTCGGGTCTCAAATATCCCGGCTTCATTTCGACGCCCTCCCCTTGGTTTTGCTTTTGGCCTCGCTGGCCATCTTTTCCCGAAGGGCTCCCGCAATCAGTCTGCTGACAGGTGTGCCAAGCACTTCACTTTTTTCCTTCAGATACTCCATGAGGTTTGAAGGAAGACTTACGCTCGTTCTCTCGTATGCAGTGTGCATGGATCATATCGATATGATCGATCATATCAGCGTGCAAGAAAAATTCCGAAAACGGGTCAATAAGTAGATCACCCCACATCAAAAAAACACTTGACACGCCCATAAACACTAAGTCTGCGGGCGAAAAAAAATTTTACTGGTCGTTTGCTTTTTTCATATCCGGTGTTACTGATATGATATGAGCGCCAAAGAAAAATTCTCTCGAATCACCATCACGCTGCCGCCAGACCTCGCGTCTTGGGTCAAAGAAAAAGAAGCCAGCCTCAACGCTAAAGATCGCCGCATGAAAACCTCTGTAAGCGCCATCATTGCTGATGCGATTGAGGAAATGAAAAAACGCGAAGAACTCGGCCAAGCCATGCCCGACATGCCCCGCTACCGGCTCAATGAAGACCCCCATACGCCCCAGAACAACTTGATCCGGCCCTCCACAGAGACCTTAGATGGTGGATTATCAACAGCTACGACGGCCCGCTACCAGAAGGCTGGACGGCGCAAGTCATCGACCTGACCTCGCCATGAAAACTCTATTTATTCTGTGCGCCCTCGCCCTGCTCCTGAGCGGCTGCGCCACTAAAAGCACCATCGACCTTGAGGCCAGCAAAAAAGCCTGGGAAGCCAAGTTCAGCGACCGCACCGTCGAAATCCACACCCTCCCCTACGGCGCCATGGTCGACCTCAACGGCGATGTGGTAGGCATTACCCCCTGCACCCTTGAGCTCAAGCGCTGCTACCAAGGAGGCTGGCCCCTCAACGGCAATCCCGTCCAAATCATCCGAGCCCGCTTCTGGGACGGCACCGCCCAGGAACAACATTTCTTTACCACCGCCATCCCCCCAAAAAAAGTCGCCTTCATCCACCCGCACGCCCACCTCTACCCAAATCCCAAGCCACTCGCCCTCACGCAGCGGTAAGCTACAGGTCCCACCATTTCGCCGCGTCGCGCCTCGATACTTGATTGGCATAAGTCTCGTATAAGAGGCGCGGCGATGTGCCCATGAGAAACGCCGTCGTCACCGTGTCCTTGAAGTGCGCCAGGTGGTAGCTCGCAAAAGAATGCCGCAGGCAGTTCGCCGGCCATTCCAGCGGATCCACGCCGATTACTTCGCAGGCTTCGCGGATCACAGGCTTCCAGCGTTTCTTGCTCCACCCATCCACCAGCGGCTTGTCCGCAGCTCGGCGAGGCATGTGCCGCCGCAACGCCTCGTAGATCGTCGCAGAGCGCGGCCTCGCCGCCTCGCCCTGCTTGGCATCCTCATGGCGAATCACGATCTCGTCATATTCAAAGTCAATCGCCGATGCCGGAATCGAAAAAATCTCCCGCGTCCGAAGGCCCGCAAATGCTCCCGCAACCAACCAAGCACGGAACCATTCCGGCCACTCATGCTCCAGCAGAGCCCTCATCTGCGTCACCGTGAGGATAGGCAAGCGCGACCCCTTATCCTTCTTCGGCGGTGCGTCAGAAAACGGATTATGGCTCACCCTCTCCCGCATGGCAGTTGACGAGAAAAAATCTCGGCACACTGCAAAAACATTGAACCTCCCGCGAGTCGTGAGCGGCAGCTTGTCCACCCACCTGCGCATCGCCACCGAATCCAAGTCCTCCGGCCGCTTCTTGCCATGCGCATCCGAAAATTTAAGCAGGCCCCACTTAAGTTGGCGCAGCGTGACCGGCTCCACCTCCACAGATTTTTTGGCAAGGAACGCCGCCACAAAATGAGCCACCGTCTCGCCATCCTCCGCCTTCGACGGAATCTCGCCCGTATGAGCCAGCGAAAAAACAAGCTCCGCGTGAGCCTTGTTAGCATCCGCCGCGTCCTTGAAAAACATCCGCCGACGCTTTCCGCCATTCAGCGCCTTCGGGATGTCGATCACCCACCGCGCCAACTTTCGGTCAAACCGTGGAATCAGAGCCTGTAAATTCATACTGACACATCATTGACATGCATTGACACTTTTGCAAATTCTTCCAATTTTTTGCAATCGCCTTCAATCGCCGCCAACCCCCGCCCAGTCTACCTTTGCGGGCATTTTGCACACTCTTGCATTGACACTCAAAAGAGCGGAGGAGGTGGGATTCGAACCTACCTTTTTACCTACTGAAAGTGTCAATGGTTTCCGATTTATTGGAAAATTGACAATATTGCGAACCGTCCAGCAGGCGGAGGCAGAGAGGTTTTGGGGGTTGTAAAAAAACGCCCCGGCTTTTGGCTCGGGGCGTTGGGTTGGGTTACTTGAACTTCGCTAGGTCTTCTGCCGATGGGGCGTTTGCCTGCGGGCCTTTGGATTTGGCCTGCCTTGCCGCTTTGGCTTTGAATGCGTCAATGCGTTTTTGCATTTCGCCTGTGGCCTGGCGGGTGTCCGCTTCAAAGTCTTTGAAAAGTGACTTTAGTTCCTTTTCAGAGGATTGAAGCTGATCGATACGCTGTCTGTAGGAATTCCTAATCTTTTCTGCTCTTCGATTGAGAGGACCCGAGCTTTGTGCGAGTGTTTTGTCTCCCCTGAGAGAATTTTTTGCATCTCTAAGACTGATAGACGCGGCTTTTGAGAGTTGTTCGGCGTGTTCATTGAGTAGCTCCTTTGTTGCTTTTAATATAGTCGAGTCGTATTCCTGTTTTTCAAGGTAAATTGATTGGTATTCGCGTGGTATGACAGAGGAATTTCCTTTGCCTAAAATATTCTCGGCAACAAAGTCCAAGTCATCTTTATTAATCGCCACGGGGCCTTGGTCTGTGAATTTGGGATGCACATCGATGAGGACCCCATTTGGCCGTTGGGAGATGTTGGCTTCGTGTCCTATGTTTGTGAGAGCCTGTGCAAGGTCTTCCAGCCCGTCCATGCTGGCTTTGCCGTGCATCCAGATGGAATGGGATTGCGCTTGTGCGGGGTCCACACTTTTGAATCGGCTCGCGGCTTGTGCGGCTTGGTAAAAATGTTTTCCAAGCACGGACATGAATGCCGGCCGATATTTTTCTGGGATGGCATCCATGGGGATGCGGACATTGGGCGAGACATCGCCTTGGAATGTGCCTCGGCCGAATTCGATTCGCGTGATGTCGGCGTTGGGTGCTCCGAAGACGCTGGCGAGTTTGCTGAGTGGGGATGGGAGCTTAATGCTTTTGTCCGCCTTGTCTGCTGTGCGCAGTGTGAGAGATTTTGCAGCACGCTGTAGCACTTGCTCTGCGAGCTTGATGTTCCCAGGGATGGCCAGCTTTTTTGATTCCTCAAGGGCGTCGGCAAATTTCTTACCGTCCTTGCGGAGCTTGGTGTTCATCTCCATTGTCTGGATTGTGCTCTTGAGGAATTCGGTGCCTGGAGGTGTGAGGGTTTGCTGCACTCGAGGATCCGAAAGCACGCTGGCAGTAAATCTCGGCAGGCCAGTGGTGGGATCCTGTGGCACATTGATGCCGGCCTCACGCAGGTCGTCTGCTGCCAACTTGAATGCGCTGGCGTAAGCGTCGCCATTGAATGCTTCCTCCTCGGTGATGTTGGTGCGGCGTTGGAGCCGCTGCTCGGCGCGTTGCTGCACCCAGGAGAGGGCTTGCAGTTGGTGAGATTGGAATGGACCAAACTGGGAGTTCATGCCGCCGTTGGCGTTGATGTGGTCGCGGAGATTATTGACGAACCTGCTTTGCAGCTCATAGAGCACTGGGTAGGTGCCGAAGGCAGAATCTGGGATGCCCATCGATGCGGCGACCTGGCGATCATTGGTGGTGAGCGGTGGGTCGTCGCTCATTCCTTCAAGGAACCGGAATGTGCCACCGAAGCTGCCAACTTTGCGTTGTTCGGCTTTTCCAAATTCGCCCATCAAGGCGTCTTTGACCGAAGTCTGAACGACGGCCGGTGTGACGCTGGGTGTTTTTTGGAAATCCTCTGCCAGGATAGCGATGGCGAGGCGCCCGTTGTAATTTGGATCTGCAAGCGGGGATGTTGCCGCTACGACATCCATGGTTTTGCCCAATTCATCTCGCGAAAAGTCGGGGAATGATTCCGTCATGGCTTCGGCGGAGATTTCATACCAGAGGCGGTCTTTGTTTGGCAGGTTCTCTGCGGCTTTCCAGTGGGCCTCTGGCGGCGGCTTCATTGTGAAGCCTTTTTCTTGCAGCTCTGCAAGGGCTCTGGATGCGGCTGGGCCAGTGACTGCGATAGCGTCGGCCCATGCCTTTTCAAGGGCTGCCTGAGTCACATTCATCGGCCCTGTTTTTGTATTGAGATCGTGCTCAAGAAATCTTCGCCCGTCGGCGGCTCTCACGGGTTGACCTGGCAGCTTGGTGCCGATCCAGCGCTCATTTGCTGGGATGCTTAATTTGATATCCTCCAGTGACCGTGCAAAAACATCTTTGCCTTTAGGTCCTGCCGCATCCGGCATGGCTTGGCCTGGCAGGTCTCTTGACAAGTCCGGCATGGGGGCTGGCTTGTCGGGCATGAAGTTGCGGTTGGCGCGGTCGTAGTCGAAGTGGAAGCCGGTGCGGCCGGTGCCTACGGCGGCGTCTACGCGGTCGAGGCGGAATT